AAGCTCACTCGTGAAGCCCCGGTTTATGAGTTTGAACAGATTGAGTTCTGTCAAGCCCAGCCAGTGTGGACAGAGAGTGGGTATCGTATGGTACGTAACCCATATACTGCAAGTTCAAAAGATATGGTGTCACTTTTATCCTGGGCTACTGAGTTGGAGTATGATCGGTGGAGGGGTGCTATATCCACGTGTGGCCTTAGCTTAGCCACTGGTGTGCCCTATTGGGAGGCTTTTTACAAGCGTCTTGGGGGATTGGTGCATGAACGCTCATTGGAGATTGTTCAAGATTCTGGTCTTGGTTACATGAGTAAGGGTGTTGTGGGTTGTGCCATATCACCTAGATCTCGGTACTCCTTTTGGCTGGCTTTTGGCATTACTCCAGATATGCAAGTTGCCTTAGAGAATAAGGAGGCTTGTGTTGAGTATCAAGTACCAGTCCCCCTGACGTTTGGAGACGTCACACCGTTTTTACCATATTATTAGTATGGCGCGATCACGTCAGTCTGTTAATCGTAATAGTGCAAATATGTCTCAAAGGTTACAACCAATGTCGAATCGGAGTGTAAATAATAGAACGAGAGTTCGTGGTTTTGGTAGTTCAAATTGTGTGGTTAAATCTACTCAGTTGTATGATTTTGTTGTTCCAGGACCTGGTGCTCCAACTGATTGGTACGGTTCTTACCTTTTCAATCCTGTAGATCCCGCTTCTACCCAAGGTGTAGTTACTACCATCTCTGGGTGTTACGAGTTCTTTAGAATCAGGAGTGCTATGGTAGAATACGTCCCGACAGGTGGCACTAATGAGTCGGGGAGGTTGACTTGGGCTTTCATTGATAACCCTGAGATCATGATGAATTACAAGCTCTACGGAGATTCTGGTAGAAACCAGGTCATCATGAACACTCAAGGTATGGAAAGTACTAGTTTAGCTTTTCCCCGTACTAAAACCTGGAACAACACAAGAGTAGTATCCCGTAATTGGTACCAAGTCAACTCTCAGTTGTTGGGTACGGATCAGACAGATTATGACAGGTCGGTGCCAACCATGCTCGCTGTCAAACTCTTCCGAAACCCGTTGACCCCGTCTGGTTCATTAGTCTTTCACATTACGTATGAGTTTTCTGGATTAGGCTATGCAAGCTATGCAACATTAGCTGCTAGCGTGTCAGATGAAGGCTATCGTTTGACATTTCCAGATGATGGTAATGTTGAGGAGTATCCTGATACAGTTACTGTCCGTTGCCAGAGGCTTGGAGACCAACTGTATAGGAAAGTACTTCCAACACCTCCACCACCTGGTACTACCAGTGAACCATGTTGCAAGTGTGGTGCTGGATGAGGATAATTTGAGTGTAATGGTGATACCGCACGTCTTGAGGGAAAGGGTACTTGGCTCCAACCATTCTTCCACAGCTTCCAGGTGAGAACCGCGCTGTGGTGGTACCCGAG